GCACTTGGCTCTTTGTACGGCAGCGGCAGGATGTTATCTCTAATCGCACCTGAGCCAACGTCCACATCTCGCCACTCACCCGGGGCAATTGGCGTGTCATCACCCTTAATTCGTAGGCCACGGGACTTCAGTCCACCCGGCAGGTTCGATAACGTACCTGCGTCAACCAACTACCGCATGATCGACGTAGCTGATTTAGCAAACCCACCGATTAAGTGGAACAAACCAAAACCATAAACGCCAAAACCCGGTATGTAGACGTAGTGCACGAAGTGATTACGCTTGGCCTTGGTCTCATCGTCCTCGTAGTAGTTGCGACGGATTGATAAAACCTCACCCGTGCCACCAAGAATCGTCACCACATACGGCAAAGCGATGCCTGTAGGCTCGCCATCTTCCTCATCTTCGTACCCCGGCAGATCTAAGTTGGCATGAATGTCATTCAACATGTAGCGGTCGTCGTTAAGACTTGAGAACCCGCTCTCTTTGTCTTTGCGTTCTTGGATGTCGTTCTTTGCCCGAGTTGGCTCACCAAGATCTACGTCACGATAAAAGCCTGCGACTTGGAGCTTGCGGATCTCGTTCTTAGTCTTGTACATCCGGTGTGTTACACGCTCCGCCATCTCAATAGCGCTGGCACCGTACGAAATGATGATGTCCTCAGCAGGCACAAACACCGACATCTGACGCTGCTGTGACGGATCGTAATAAACCTTCTTAAACGCCGAACCCGTAGCTGGTAGGTTCCACAACATCCGCTCATGCTCAGACCGAAACTCCGGCATACGCTCAGTCAACTCGTAGTTCATGTCTTCTTTTACGCGTTGAGCAGCTTCATCTTTCTCTTTGGTCTGCTTGCCGATGATCTTTGTCTTAACCGGACCCTGTGCAGGAAAGGTCTCCATGATCGTCTCAGACTGAAAGCGCACCACAGCTTCCGTAATCATTGGGTGGAACACACCACAAGCGCCGTTCCAAGGTTCTGTACGTTCTTCGTACTTCAAACCCAGCAAGGTCAAGCCTTGCTTGTAGGTATCTTCCCAATCTTTACGAGACTGCAGATCAGTGTCCACATCACCAAGCAGCTCTTGGCCTAGACCTTCAAGCTCGCCCGGGTCCATTTCTTCTGCAAGGTTTGCGTAGAAGTCAGCTTCGTCTGCTTCACCCGGCTCAATCTCAATCTCCATGCCGTCAATGCCAATTTTGACTGCTTCCGGATCTTCAATCTCTATTTCGATATCAGGCTCGCCCATCATTTGTTGAGCCATTTCTTCGATGCCAACCGGCATCTGTGCTAGTGATTTATCAACCGCCATGATTCTTTCCTTTAGTAGTACGCCGCTTTACGGCCTGATCTGAAAAACATAGGCTCATCTTCTTCGTCGCTTGGTAGCGTAATAAACCCACCGTTTCTAAAGCGCAGTAAAGCCTGCGTCATCGTGTCCACGTAGTCGTCGTGCTCGCCTACAGGAAAGCTCACGACCTCCTCAATTACATCTTTAGCCCACCGTCTGTCCGGTGCCCATATCGCGCCACTAGCAAATAGATCACTAACAGCGTTAACCCGTGCAATCTTGTCGTTACCCCGGCTTGGGGTGAACTCATCGACTGGTATACCCATGCGTCGCAACTCTTGAATTAGCGGCGCACCTGCAGCTTTTTTCTCCACCAAGAACGAATCTGGCTTCCACTCTTTGTACTGCTTTAATGCAACCTCTTTTAACTCTGGGAACTCCATTCGATCTTTGAACGCATCCAACAGAATTACACTTGGTCGGTTGCCTTCTTCTTCGTTGTACCAGACCCCCCACGTTGTGCAGGCGGTGTAGTCAGAAGTTGATTTGGTATCGTGCGCTGTATCCCACGACTGAATGATGAACTCGCACTTAGGTGGATCATCTGGCTCCCAAATGCGCCAGTGTGTTCTTTTAATAAACGCGGCTGAGTCTAAGGTTGGCTGCTGCATGTACTGGGCGTTCCAGTACCGGGCATCCATGTTTGCTTTTTTGGCTTCTAGCTGCTCGATGGGCCACTGCTCGGGCCAAAGACTGTTTCCGCTTGGAAGAATGGCGGGCAGTTCTACTACTTCCCACTGATCTGAGTCAGGGTTACGCATCTGATAATTAATCAGTCGCCCCGTTAAGTCCACCAAGCTCCATCGCGTCATAATCACGATGATCGCTCCATTCGGCATCAATCGTTGTAGCGGACCTGTTTGGAACCATGACCAAGCGTTATCGAATGTAGCTCGGCTGTTAGCTTTAATGTCTTGCTCGGAATGTGGGTCATCAATAACGAAAAGATCGGCACCGCGACCAGCCAAAGCACCACCCACACCAACAGCATAGTACTGACCGCCAGCAGAGGTAGACCATTTGCCCGCAGCTTTCTGATCGTCCGCAACAAGAGTCTTCGGAAAAATCTGCCTGTATTCATCGCTGTCTATTAAGTTCCGTACACGGCGACCAAAATCTTCTGACAGGCCTGCCGTGTGGGTCGCCATAATGATCTTCTTATCTGGGTACTGGCCCAGAAACCACGCCGGAAACAAGTAAGAACTGAACTCAGACTTACCCATACGTGGCGCTATGTTAATTATTACCCGTTTTTTTTCGCCGTTGGCAATAGCTTGAAAGATTTTTCCCAGTTTCCTGTGGTGCGGACCTTCTTTGAACCCGGGGTACATCGCATGGGCAAAGGCCGTCATACTCCCCTGCGCTTTTTTTAAACCCACGCGGCGCTCCTGCTCCTCTAGTTCTTCAAGGAACTCCAGCTTTTGCTGGGGAGTCAGCGTCTTTAAGAGCGCGTCGATTTCAATCTGGTTGAGCTGCATCATCTTCTTTCACCGGGACATCTTCAGCGTCGGCGTTGCGCTCATCGCGTTCTTCGACTTCCACCTCAACCGTCTTTTGCAACTGGGCCAGCTTTTGCCTGATCCGCTCGTCAAGCTCGTGGTCTTCCAGTTCTTCTTTCTTAATGCTGACCCGCTCTGTGAACAGGCCGATCTCGGTAACTTTACCCAAAAGCTCAATAGCCTTTAGTCGAATCCGGGCGTCGGGGTGCTCCATTTCTTCTACAAGCTGAGCCACTGCCTTGCCCCGGATCTTGCTGGCTTCTTCCACAAACTGCCAGTCGTACGCAGACAGCATGGTTACTAGCTGGCGCACGGCGGGTGGGGTGGTGATATTGGCAACTGCTGTTTTGGGGTCCGGAGCGCCCGTAGTCAGTGCAGTAAACGCCTCTCGGGCGGCTGCAACTTGGGCAGTCTGCTCTACTTCTGTGTCGTTTTCGGCGCCTAGCTCTTTTAGCCATTCAGCCGTGTTGACCTGTGCCTGCAATAAGTCCGTCGCTTGCGTTTTTTTAAACGACACGAAGCCTACGTCTGGGGCGTCCAGCACTTCCGGCTCAAACTCAATTGTCTGCAGGTGATCTAACAAAGCGGGTTTCCCCCGAAAAGCAGGGCTTGCGCCCAGTTGTCCGAAGTGTATACTTGGTCTTGATGCTCCGCAAGGGGTGTCTGCTTTGTATGTCTCCTTTCTGGCTAGAACAGCCTTTGGCCCCGGTGGAAACACTGGGGCTTTTTTTCATGTGAGCGTCAGCGAGCATGGCGTGCCAACGGCACGCAACTACTACCCAAACAATTTTGTCAAAACTTTGACAAGGTCAAGCGAAATTTTTATAGAAATTTTGAGCATATTTGCGTTCTCCTTTCACTTGTATTTAGCAAAGCGAAGGGGTGGGGTTTATAAAAAAGTTAGCGGGTTTATGTTCGCGGCATAAACATGAGCGCCGGGTCGTGTACGTTTTTTGCGGTTTTATCGACATGTTGGCTTTACACCGGTTTGACAAAGTTCGCTGTGCGGCTGAGGAATAGTGTTCTTGCATCGTCGCTGCACCACGCCTAAATATGGTTGCCCCCCTGCCGGTGGGGTTTCGCTATGCTAAAACCGCAGTTAGAAATTAACGATAATGTAAAATAGATGTATCGGTTGGCAAGGGGCTGGCCGAGTGCCGTGTGACAGTCACACAAACTTGTTAAGGAGATCTACAAATGAAAGCAATCATCACTTGGTATGACAAAGCAGATCGTTTAGTCAAAGATGCTAACGACATCAAGAAGGACATCGCATCGCAAATACTTAGTATGCCAACGCGAGAGGCACAGATGGACTTCGTTGCGAGCAGAGTAGCACCGGCAGTTGCCACGCGATACAAGGCAGAGGTCGTGCGAACTAAGTCCGGCGGCGTGTCGTTCAACAAACGTGACGGGTCACGCGACTCTACGGCTTTGTCTGCGCTTCGCTACTGGTGTTCGGGGACTACGCTGTTTGCTCCATCAGGCTCCGCCGCTAAGAACAACGTGCGGCACAAGTCCGAGAAAGACTCAGCAACACGTCAACGGGAGTTCGTGCTCAAAGCCTTTAACTTGTTATCAGCAACTGATCGCAATTGGGTTATCAAGCACGCTGGCATCTAATGTGTGACTGTCACACAAACTTATTAAGGAGAACGTCATGAGCAAGACATACAAAGATGTTGTTAACTTGTTGGACACACGCTCGGTTAAGAAGCGCAGGGGCGAGGCTTCATCGCGGTTCAAAGCAGAGAAACTACGCAAAGACGACACCCGCCTGTTCAAGCGTGAAGTCAAATTCGTGTCGTGGCTTGAGCGCACCGCGCAGGACGACTAAGTGCTTCCTGCTAACGTGTTAACAGTAAGGGGGCATTTAGACCCCCATTTACCAACTGTCCACTACTTTCTACTTATGTCCAACCCTAGTGGACACCCGCAACCCCGCGCCAATACTAGCGTCTACCACTTAGCGTCTACTACTACTACATTATTAAAAAAGATTTATATATATATCAGAGGGTGCATTAGTGGACGGGGACTGAGCAAACGAAAACTTTGATTTAGTCTGAAAGATGGGTTGGGCTTTTCTATTTTTTTAAAACGTAGTCTTGCCTGACGGGGGTAGTTTACTGCTAGTATTGGTGCGGGTTACAGAATGTCCAGTAGCATTGGACGTATGTAGAAAACGATGGACATCACAGACAAAAGGGGTAAAAAAGTGGACATCTATGTATGCTCAACGTGCAACGTTGAAAAACCGCGTGGCGAATTCAAACGCTTCGCTTCGCTCGCTCAGACGCGAGCATGGCTTAACAAACCAACAGCAACCAAGCGCATGACCTACTACGGGAAAGATTGCAACGCTTGTTTCAAGATCTACTCACGCAAGCCAAGCGAACTCTCGCCCGAAGAACTACGCAAGAAACTTACGCTTGAGGGTAAGCCGCACGATTTTATTTCCCAAGCAGTAGCCGAGCGTATGTTGGCAGGCAAGAAGCGCAGGCAGTATGGCGGCTA